TTCCTGTTCGATACATTCCTGCGATGAGGTAGATCATTTGATTATCACCGAGGTTGCGAATCCTGTACCAAATGCCGTACCAGTTGTTGCTCTAGTTCCTGTGGCATTTTGATTTGCCAATGAAATCCACCCAGCACGATGACGGTTACTGCTTGATGATGTGGTGAAGTTTGGATCAAAGAAATCGGCGTGCAACTCCGGATACGGCGCACCAGAAGCAGCAGTGTAAAAACCGCCGATCCACAAACTCCCGTTACCTGTCGGGGTTATTGTTGGGACGTTAATCGTGCTTGCAGCAGTTGCTGTTGCTGTCTGAATACTGTCGTAAGCAGTTGCGTTCGCAACAGAAAGAATGATTGCACTTGAAAAATTGCTACTTGTCATTGAAAATGTGTAATCGGTTCCTTCTGATGCGGCAGTTTTTGTGTAGACATTATACTTCCTACTACTATTAGTCAGTGCAGCCCTATTGGTCCACCCAGACGGTGCTGTAAATGTTCCCGATCCTTCATAAGCAAAGAACATGACCATAATGTCGCCATTTACTGTTCCCGATGGTTTGCTGATTGTGATGCTTGTGTTAGCACCAGTAGTGCGCGCATCTGAATACGCTCTGACGTAGGCACCGGGAGAAACATCAACCGCAGTTGAAGCAGTTCCGTCACCTGCTGCATTAACTCCCCGCACCTGCAAAGAATAAACCTGTCTATCAGTTAGTCCAGTAAGTTTAAAGCGAGAATCTAGCCAACTGTAGCCAGCACTGGAATACATTGCTGGCGTGATAGAGGTAAATGCACCACTGTCAAGTTTATATTGATACTCCACAAGATCACCTCCATTAGTTGATCCGGCAGTGAATGCCGTAAGCAGAGTTCCTGACGTAAAATGATTGCCCACGACGGCTGTGGGAGCAGCAGGAACAGTGGCAACAGTGTTATTGATCGCCATTGCGGCGACAAGACCTGATTCAGCAGAACTTAAAGTTCCTGTTCTTGTGTAACTTGCTGCACCACTAACCACTTGAAAACCCGCATAAACATTTCGAGCGCCCGTTTCTCGGTGCATTTCTGTCATCCCACTTGGGGCGGTAAGCGTAGTTGTCGCGCTGTTTCCATCCGACATAAAATACAGAATCGCATCAGCATTGCCTACGGCGGAGACAGCACTTGACGTGGCAGACGTTGTTGAAAAGAAACTTCCAATCGAGGAAGCGTCGTGTTTGTAGGCACTCCTCAATACAAAAACACCAGCAGTAAAAGTATCAGCCACAATGCCCGAGGTGGTGTAAGTGGATTCCGATGCCGAGGCAACTCTCGTACACAGGCGCATGATGGTAGTGGTTGATCCCTCGCCCATGCCATCGGAGGTAACTTGCTGCCGAACCCATCCATCAGGTACAACCGTTGGATAGTTACCCGACTTGTAATCAATCGTGTAACGCTCAAATAAAACTAAATAATCTCCCGCCAAAATGGGATTAGAAAAAGATGCCTGAGTAATACTCCAAGACGAAGCCGAAGTACCCGTAGTAACTGACTTACTTGCAAAAGTAATACCAGAAGCAACTTCAAGGAAACCTGAAGCCACGATTCCCAAAATACTAGGCACTCAAATCACCTACAAGAACGTAGTTGTTCGTGGAAGTGCAGATAAGTGTGGCAGCGGAATACTGCGCTCTGAACTTCTTCCCCGGAGTTGCGTTTGTTGTTCCAGTTCCGGCGACAGTCACTTGGCCTGAGCCTGTTTGGACCATGTCGATTCTTTGACCGGCAGTAAGACCAATACCGGTATTTACATTCAAAGTCATTGCTGTGGTGCTGTTGTTTAGAAGAAGCAGTTTTCCGCTGTCGTCTCCGGAGACAGCGTAAGCATTTGATGTGATCGTAGGAGTAGCGACAGTCTGTGCCGTCGTCCAGTCTCCGGCTGCTCCCTGACTCCCTTGCGATCCAGTCGGGCCTGTCGGACCGGTTGGGCCCGTAACGGTGGAAGCTGCGCCAGTAGCGCCCGTGGGACCTGTTACAGTAGAGGCTGCGCCAGTCGCTCCGGTTGGGCCCGTAACGGTGGAAGCTGCGCCTGTCGCTCCGGTTGGGCCCGTAACGGTGGAAGCTGCGCCTGTCGCTCCGGTTGGGCCCGTAACGGTGGAAGCTGCGCCAGTAGCCCCTGTAGGACCTGTAACAGTAGAAGCTGCGCCAGTAGCGCCCGTGGGACCTGTCACGGTAGAGGCTGCGCCTGCTGAACCTATTGGACCAGTTGCTCCGGTCGGTCCTGTGACGGTAGAGGCTGCTCCAGTCGCTCCGGTGGGGCCTGTGACACCAGCCGGGCCCGTTGGGCCTGTGACGATAGAAGCAGCGCCGGTAGCTCCTCTCGGACCCGTGACAGTGGAGGCTGCGCCAGTAGCTCCGGTCGGGCCTGCAACAATTGAGGCCAATCCGGAGACGCCGGCTAGCGCTTGCTGTGCAGCGAAGTCGCCAAGTGCAATGTGGCCCGGGTTGGATGGGTGCAGGTTGTCAGCAGACCACCCGAACGGATCGCCAGTAGCGCTTGAGTACGAGCCGAACAGGTCGGACCAATCCCAAATAGCGCAGCCGAGCTCCTCGGCTTTTGCGTACATGGCGGTCACGATCGGTGACCAGTACGCATCAGTTTTTGAACCGTTCGTTGGGTTTATTAGGAACGCAAACGAAGGCAAGTTGAGGGCGCCACCCGGAGTGTTCTGAATGTTGCCCACAAGTGTTGCCATAGCTGTTGCAATGTTTGCTGTTGTTGTGCTGGTTTCGTTAGAGCCAAGAGCGATCACAACAAGAGACGGTTTCAAATAGCCGACAGCGGTATTAAAAACTGGTGACGCTGTTGCATCAGCGATTGTGTAATGGGACCGCATAATCGCAGCCCAATCGTCGTTCAGAGCTATGTCGATTGAGTCATTCCAAGTGGCAAATGTTGAACCGACCTTGCCGGAACACCAGACACGTGTGCCAATAGTTTCGGTGCCGTCATGGATGTAGGCACCTTCGCAGATCACACTGCCTGTCTTGCCGTCCGACGAGGTCGCTTGAGTGACACGCAAAGTCACAGTTCCTCGAGCACCCCACGCAGCAACAGGAATGGTTTGAGCCACAACAATGTGGCCACCAGCAGGCAAACTGTTGTCAAACGTGTCTTCAGTGCGATCGAACAGGAGAGTGCCACCAATGCCGGTGCCTGCATACGCACGAATCCTGATCGCACCATTGTTGTACGGAAACGGGAAGATCTTCACTCGACGGTAGAACACGGTGGCACTGGTGCCAGTCACCGTCAGTCGCATCTCAGCGCCCGCAGGGATGCCCTGAGCGCGCCGGCCAAGACCATAGACCTGTTCAGTCGGAGACCCGGCAGCAGCTGTCCATTTCGGGTCAGGTATCAGCCCGTCAAAAGTTGAACAGGGAACGTAGACACCAGTGCGCCCATCAGCGTTTGCGGTTTCAGCAAGCAACGCAGCCAGCCGTCTAACGTATGTGGTGCCAGCACCCGAAGTGCTTGAGCCGTAACCCTCAGTGATTGAGTCACCGATCACCAGAACATCAGCGGTGCGGCTTGAGGCAGTGCCAAGCCCGTACAGGTTGCCGTAACGGGCATCAGCAAAGGCTTGCTGCCAGCGGCGCAAGGGTTTTGTCGCGGCCTGCCGGGACAGGGTCCGCAGTGAAGTTGAGTTGGCTGACACGGTCTGTGTGCCCGAGGTGTACACGATCGGGTCAGTGGCAGTGACCACGCCGGTCGCGCCGGTCGCACCTGTTGGTCCAGTAGCACCAGTAGAACCAGTTGCGCCAGTCGGGCCGGTAACCGTAGATGCCGCTCCCGTGGCTCCGGTTGCCCCTGTAGCCCCTGCTGGGCCTGTAACGGTAGAGGCTGCGCCAGCAGCTCCGGAAGGACCAGTAGGGCCAGTCACCACTGACGCGGCGCCAGTAGGTCCAGTTGGGCCTGTCGGACCAGGAGGATTTCCCGAAGTTAAGACACCATCGCTAATTGTAGTTTTTGTTGTTTTACCATTCTGAACAACTATGATAAACTCATCGCCGGTCAATTCCCCGGCATTAGGTAGGGCAGTTATGGGTTTTCTGTACATTTGACCTACTCCACCGTTATGCCGAACTCATCGTCGGGTAGTTCAATAGATATGACAAATCCATCTTCAGTTATTAGTACCCACTCATCCGGAGTATCCCCAAATTCATCTACTATACGCACTATAAAATAAGACGACGGCGTTGCGTGATATGGTGTTGCACTGTACACGAATTGTGCGCCAAATTCATCGGTAATTTTAGAAATAAACTTATCATCAGATACGACATCTTGGCTTCCAATAGTTACAGCGGGCACTGCCTGATATTGATAGTCATCTTGTATGTTTATTATCACTCAAGTCATCCATCTATTGTATTCGTGCCGAGATACTGCCTTACATTTAGGATGATCTCTTCTATCTTAGCTATCTCTGTTGCTCTAAGTTTCTCTATTACCACTACGTAAGCAACAGCTCTTTTATCTATATCTTCCGCAAACCGTGACTGTTCATTATCTGGAGTCCTTCTACTGTAAAGTATCTCGGAGACCCCAAGCCTCTTAAATACTGGAGTGTACTCCAGCATAAAATCTTCAAATGCCTCTATTACGGCTTCAGCTAACTCTGGTCCACCTTTACTTAGAGCCGAAAATATAATTAAGTTTTCAAATCTTTGACCTTGGACCAGATAGTTAACATCACCATCAGTAATTATTTCTTCCCTTACCCTCATTTTTGGTTCGTTTGCGTTTGGCTTCCTGAGCTCCAAAGAATAGACCATCATGCAATCTATATCCATATTTTTTATATTGTCAGAGGATTCAATCTCAGCTGCATCGAACTCGGGATTTGCTGTAGTAAAAGCGTAGCTTTGACTTTGCACGGGCTTGAATGGGATAAGGGGATTTCCATCTTCCCATAGCTTTTTCAGTAAAGCTATAAATTGCAAATAACTTAAGTTACTTTCAGCCCTGAGTGGCGCCTTAGGATACTTTAGTGGGGCTGATGGATTAATCGGGGAGTTAAATTCTAAGACCATATCATTCACCTGTTCCTGGGCCTACTTTAACCGTGAAGTAGATTTCACGTAAAGAAAAATAAGGCGTCAATACTAAATCTACATAAACAGTTCTATTCTCGTCGTCGCCTCTATATATATTAACGTTGAAACCTCTAATGTAATTAGAGGCCCTTATTGTGCTTAGGTAGTTTCTTACGGACTGCTGGAACTGTGCGTATTGTATAGTTCCAATATTCCTTTTACCTAAGGCTACAACCTGTTGACTTATCTTGCTTATTAACCTTAATGTAGATAGTGACCAGTAAGCACTCTGATCGTCTGCTGACGACTGAGGCCAACCATTAGCTAATGTGTTGTCTGTCGGTAAGAAGACTTCGTAAGAAAAACCACGGTTACCTAATGGAGTTAAAGTAGCAGCATTGATTCTTTTACGCGAAAGCTCCCTAACCTCGTCTTTAGTAAACTTGTAACCAACCAAACTATTAACTCTCGGTATCCTCTTATGGATAATGCTTTGGTTAATATCTCTTGTAGCTAGTAGCGCTGCGGTAACGGCCGGCAATGAGGCGGAGTACTGTAGGTCGAGCTGCGGAACGTTGACAATAGCCTCGCCCGCCACGATCATGCCAAACTTGCCTATATCTTGACCATCCAATATATTTGTTTGGGTGTCATTTTTAAATAGGCTAATACCATAATGGTATTTTAGGACAGAAAAGATATTTTTAGTAGAATATGAATAACTAGTTCCATCGAAAACGGAAATTCTAGGATCTGACATAAGGCTTTCAGCAACGTTTGTGGCGTTAAATGATATCCTTGTCCCTATAATGCCAACAGAGACTGAACCAGTCTCCCTGTATCTTTGGAGGCAGTTGAATAACATTGGGGTTAAGAAATCAACATCTCCAGAATCGTAAAACGGCGCTTCTAGCGGCACGATTATTTCAGGAAAATCTTCTTGACGCAGCATTTCGTAAGTTAAATCTAACCTTTGAGAATACCTTTGGTAGAAAGTTAAATTATTAAAGTCTGGACGTTCCACCTTCCTAGCACCTTGATCGGTGTAATCAAAAGGCAAATACTCCGACATGGGAGCAGCTGCCACAAGCCAAATGTCCCTAGCGCCAGCGTTATAAGCTTCCAGCAACCCTCGGACCAAGGGGCTATCACCGTCTGCGCCAAGCTTGTTTAGAGTCTCCTGCATATTGACTACCCTATGCGGCGAGTTGAGCTCTAGCCCATTAGCATGACCTATGAGTACTATTCTATCGGTAAGCCCTATAGATAAGTCGTTGTAAAGTGGAGTCTCTCTTATCACGCCGTATGTAGATGGTGGATCTATTATCCTATTAGGCGCTCTAGTTGGCTCAATGACTTGGAAATCCTCATAGGATACCTGAACAACCCCATCTATTTCAGCTTCCCACTTCGCAGCGTACACGCCCGGCACTACAACATCCTCTATGTATTGACTGAATATATAAACGCCAGCACCAGGGTTTTGGAACTCCCCCGTCCATTCCTCTGGCGTTGCACTATTGTCGTACAAGTATGGGCCGTAAAGAATTGCATTTACGTTTTTTACAATAGAAAACTCTACCTGAATAGGGTCATAATATGACTGCGAAGAATCAAGGAATGTTTTAGTAAAATTTATAGAATTTCCGTAAACGACTTCTTGCACTAGACGGGGCTTTCTTTAGTTGCACCAATAGACCAATATGATATTTTGCCATTCTCTCCACGCATTGGAATGGCGCTTTCAACTATGTAGGTAACAGTATTATTTGGGTAATTTTCTATATTTTCGTATATGCGATCACCAGGAAGAGGGTTGACGTCGTGCCTCATATAATATACCATACTGGAGTTGAAGGCTAGTCCCTCAGTGTTTTCTTGTGCAGCGTTTTGCTGGCTGGACGCCGATATATGGCGTACTGTATGCTTTTCGAATATGTTTTTATATACGAACTTTTCGCCGTTAAACCTATTCTCGACCCGCTGCAAATAAATATTATGACCCCATTTTAGGAGTATAGAATCGAATTCCGATGATATGCTTGTCATAACCTTACATCCAGATTACCTTGGACCCTAGCAACATTATAAGCCATAGTATCTGTAGCGTCTATGTCCCTGATTTTCCTGACAGGTATTGGATTTAGTAATTTATCACCCTTAACTACACCACGGAAACCGCCACGTGAGCTAGAGGAAAGTATCTCGCCACGCAAAACAGAAGCTAACTCACACCACGAGTTGGCATTGCCTCTATTGAGGGACTTCGACCCAGATTTTGGCCTATTGACAGTCAGGTCGCCGAGTGTGAATGAGGTGACGAAACCAGAACTAACTGAATAGATTTTATCTAACGAGCATGCTGCAGCTGCCTTTATATACTCTATAGCAACAAAAGGTACTTCGGTAGGCTCCTCGTTCAAGCCCAATAATTTATAAACCTCTTTAGAGAAATAGTGTATGTTTTCAGCTATCTCTACATTGCCCGCGTCTGTGTATATTGCCGCAAGTTCATCCACGTCTATGTACATTGGGTCAAGGACACCGCAATAGGTGAGTTCTACGTCGCCAATCATGCTGTATTCTGTTGGCGTAGAAACGTTGTTTAAACCTGTTAACGTTTTTGCCAGTAAGATTCTATACTTATAATTTGGCTCAAAGTAAGTATACCCACTCTGATTGTATTGCGTAGATGTAGATGGAGTCGCTGCATCCGGATAGTGATCTACGGACGGCAAGTCTACATACACTATAGGATCTGTGTCGTCTAGTGTTATCTCCGTAGACACATCAACCCATCTAGATGGTCCTTTTTTGATTTCCCTTTTTTGGACTTTTATGTGTGGGGAAGTTAGATACTCTTCTAATGGGGGAAAATTAAATGTGAGCTCTAATCTACCGTTATTCTCGTCTTCAAAAAGGTAGTAAGAATTATCTGCGGGATAGGAGGACACTAGGGAAAGAATAGTATTGTTAGTGCCATTATTTGTTGGAATGCTAAAGACAGAATCAGATATAGAATAATCTACAATTATCGGATCTGGATATACAAACTCCGGCATTGTGCTTGCATCTACGCTCAACGTTTGTGTTGCGAAAGTAAATGTTGAGTTAGCTAAAACGTTGTCTAGTACGTCCGTTAGGTTCGTTGCCGTAAACCGATATGGAGTATTGCTCTGAATGACATCGTCAGAGAAGTAAAGATATAGTATTCTTGATATAGAATTATAGTCTCTAACTAGAGAGATGGTCTTAAAAGGGTTAGCTATAGATGATGGTGTGGCATCTGTGTTGAATAGCAAAAAACTAGCATTAAGTATGCTAGAGACTTTTACTGTAACGCCAAACTTGACCTTGACGTATACGTTAGTAACGGTATATTCTTCTATTAATTCAGCCACTTAAATCCCCTTGGAGAGCTTACAGCTATATAGTAAACAGGGGATGAGCTTTATGCCCATCCCCTGCTCAAGTACTAATTTAAAATTGCTATCAAGCTACAGTCTTGTTAAGCTCAACTTCGTATGCTCTAGCAAGGCTGACATTCTTAGCTGCAGTGATGCCTTCACCGTCACCCATCATGATGATGTCGTAACGCTCTTTCATCTTAAGAGCTTGAATGTCGCGACTTGGGTCGTTCCATCCATCGGTTGACATATCTTCCTTGACAAGGAGTACGCCAACCTCATTACGGTCGATGAGGAAAACATCTGACTTAGCCGCTGTAGCTCCACTCTTAGCGGTAAAGCTAACAAAAGGAGAGACAAGGACGTTCATACCAAGAGGTGCAGTAGCGTTAGCGGCTTGCTCTCTTGAGGTGGGACGCATGCTCCATGCTGGCCAGGGCTGATTATCCATACGGAACTCGTAGTTACGAGCGAAAACGCTCCACATGAGTGGGTGTAGAATAAAGTCAGTTGGGACATGATTTTCTGCCATGAGTACAGCAGCCATTTCGATAACGTCATCCCAGGTAATGGTCTTATTGGCTGCGCCAGTAGATCCAAGACCAGTGGTGTTATCGATAGCAGCATCATCATTGTCGAAAACTACCGTAGCAGCTCCAGCGAATCTCGAAAGAGCAATCTGCTCCTTGAGACGAGCCATTGCACGACCAGCGGCACGAACGTGAAGACCAACAATGTCCCAGAGGCTATCTGCGATAACTTCTTCGGTGAAGGCTACCTTCACACCTTTTTTGCTGACTTTACCTTCGATTTGCTTTGCAAATGCAAGAGCTTGTTCCGGGTATTCTTGTCCTTCGGGAATTTCATCTGCCTGGATTGCATTAACTGCGGGGAATTCTAATGAACGACCCTTCCCAAGACGCACAACCGAAAGAAGAGGAGTGACCAGTAATTGTGGTTCTGCCGCTTCCTTTAGAGTGCGAGAAATAACTTTGGGGAAAAGGATAGGAGCATCAGGAGAAGCAAAAGCTTCCTTTACTGTTACTCTGCGGTCATCATCGATGAAACCGTCCTCAGTTAGTACAGATTCCCAGGCGTCATAATTCGCGAGGAGTTCTTCTATTGGTTTTGCCATCTTAGGACTTTCCTCCTGTGTGCTTTCTTATTATAGAGTTAGGCTTACGCGAACGGCACCGACAACATTTGCGGTGTCAAGGTTTGAACGGATACCGAGCTTGCCACTATATGGACCAGATTTGGTAAGTTCATAAACTTCCTTAAGAGCTCCGGGATCCGAAGGAAGCTGCATGTAGGAAAGAAGACCATCGTCAAAGTTGGTAGCGAAATACTCAACCTCAATAACGGTACCTACTGCAAGGTAATGCGCATCAGTCCCCTTGGTAAACTTAACTGCACGGCCGAGTTTGTCGGCGCGAACAATGTCACCAGGGAGAAGATTTGCATTAACACCATTAACCAGTGGCCATTCAACATAGCCGCGGGTAATCCAACCAGCACCCTGTGAAGTTCCCTTATCGAATGGACGATAAAGGTCGTACTGGGCACAGCCGACTGGAACAGTCCCGGCAGCGATTGTTACAGTCTCTTCATCACCAGCGACATTGGTGGGTGTAGCACCAGTCTCTAGATCGATTGTGTCTGCGTCGCCCCAGGTTTGGGTGGAACTAGTTCCATTAGCTGGAACAATTCGGGAGTCATCATTGCTGTCTTTTACGACAGAAAGGATAGTTCCCTTTGGAATTACAATCTCGAAACGATCATCTTCGTCATCGAGGTACCAAGTTGGCAGGGCAGGGTGGGGAAGTAAGTATGTCGCAGGAGCAATGCCCTCTGAGACTACAAAACGACCTGAACCTGTTTTACTACCAACCTTACGAAACTTTGCTAAACTCATTAAAGTTTCCTTTCATAAATAAGTTGATTAGGCTTTTCTTTTACCCATAAGGATATCAACAAAGAGTTGCTCAGCTCTTTCCCCGGTCGAAACCTGAGTTAAGGACTCTTCGATCTCTGTTGAAACGTTTGGCTCTTGGCCAACCGCGTACAGTGCCTCTTCTACAGCAAGGTCAGCGGGTGCTTTCCTAGCTTCAGTGCGAGGCATGGTTGCGAGATCACGGAGCGAATCGGCTAAAGAAGTTCCAGTCCTTGCGGAATGCTCTTCTATAGCTGAATCTCTTTCGTCATACTCGACAACACCTAGCGAAATCTTTGCATCGACAACTCGCTCCACAAGGGTGCGGTGAAGTGCTCGTTTAAGCTTAGTGTTTGTTCCTTCAAGTTCGAGAATCTTAGCCTGAAGATCGTTAATGTGTAGCTCATCTGTCTGTTCTTCGACAGTGAGTTCACTATCCTCGGCCTGTTCTCCATCCTGAATAACCGATTCTTCAGCGGCGGGTTCTTCGACCTCTTCGGTCTCGTCTTCCTCATCTGATTCACGGCTAATTGGTGCACCCTTAGAAGTCTCAGGATCAACGTCTTTTTTACCCGACTTTTCTTGACCTTCGGGACGTTCTCCCTCTTCTACCTCTTCGGACTGCTCCTCGTCAGCCACCTCTTCTTCTGCGGCTTCGTCTTCGAACTCTTCTGCTGAAGGATCCTCTAACTCTTCTGCGTCTTCGGGGGTGTCATCACTGACTTCTTCAGCTTCTTCTTCTACCTCGGTATCGGGATCTGCTGATAGATCTGTATTTAGGTTCTCGATAATATCGAGAATGTCATCTTCAAAATCTTCCATTTCGAACTCTGTGCTTTCTTTCAAAATGTCGGGGACTGGTCTGTCCGGTCCATTGGCTTTTCTCCATGCTTTAGCGATCTTTCGCTTAACAGCAGCAAGATCGTCCATTGGAATCTGGACTTTATTACCTCTAAAGCCTGATTGCCTAATAGCTGCAACGGCACGAGAGACTTGAGCTACTGTTTCTTTTTCGCTCAAGCTATCCCAAAGTCGAAGTTTCCAGGTAGATGGCCTTTCTGGAACTGGTACATAAGCAAAGGCTTCCGCAGGGAAATCCTCGCCACCTTCTCTTTTGGTTGCAGCCTCTTCTATTGAAGAAGACTCAGCCTTTTCTGTCGCCACTAAATTCTCCTCGGAGTTATTTTTAACACCATCTGCTAAATTAGTATCATTTATATTACGTTTTACAACTTCTTCGGAAATTTTATTTATGATCTTTGCTTCTATAAATGCACCCTTCATCTTAAGGTGAAGTGAAGAAGCATCTTTCTTTTTCATCTCTGAGAGAATCTCTACATTCTCAGACTCTGTAAACTTAATAATACTCTCCTGATTAAGGTCGAGTATAAACAGCCCAACTATGGACTCGAATGGGTCTGGCATACCATGGTCATCTGGATCTTTCATGCCTTGACTATCTCTAATTAGGGCATCTATTCTAGTCACAGTAGACATCTTGTGGCCCACCTTGACCTGGGTAGGACTCCACGCTCCGCCCGACTTCTTCCAAACCGTAATTAACAAAGCAGGATCTTCTGGGGTGCCTGTGATAGTAAAACTAGAGTCTGGCACACGTATAGTGCCATTTCTTACTATTCTAGAGATTTTTCCGCGAACTCTACCGCCAGAAGAATTCCAGCTGACAAAATCACCAACAGAAACTTTATCCGCCTCTTCGTATTCGAACTCATTCATTGCTGAAGTTGCTATTTTGCGCGACCAAGAATAACCAGCATCTCCACCCCAGAGAGCCCAAGCGATCCTACCGTTACTTGGGTAGCCTTCTTCGCCGGGCCTGAAACCTTGAGCTTTCTTATCGACCTCATGCCTAGAGAAAAATGAATACATTCTCTTAACAGTATCTAAAGGTAGATTCTTACCATTCACTATGTCCCTAGCCCGAGCTATGCCGATGCCAGTTCCGCCCCTATTAAATTCATCTCGCCACTCTAGGCCCATGCGTGCTTCAGAGACCATACCGGAAGTTGGCTTAAAAGAGTCTGCTTCTTGCGACTCCTGCACATTGCTATCAACCACTCTAATAGTAGAGTTCGAGTCAGCAGGTACGTTGACGAAGGAATACTCTTTGAAACCAATGTTGCGCATTTCCAACATCGCAACTTTACCCTTATAGCTTTCGCCCCTCATGTGTGCACATGGTGCGCCTGCGCCTCTACGGGGCATAGCCCAATCGATACCACAGACAGAGCAAACTGCCTCTTCTGCCTTACCGCCAACAGAGCCTGTTAGGTACCTTTTATCCATGACCCTCTGCACTGCAACTGGATCTGTTATGGCAGCCTGAAGTCTTACGAATGCTGAGCCATTAGCTTCGCGGTCCATCCTCGCTCCAATAACTCTACCAACCGGATCGCTATTTATGTCATGATTTATGATGATTGGCTTTGGGTATGGGCTCAACCAGGACTCAAGAGACTTTTCTAATTCATTCTCCCCATAGAAGTTATAGTTCGCGGTTACCCCAGAGTGGATGGCTGCGACCTCGACTATAAGGCCGTGGCTCTCACTGAATTCATTCTCCTGGAACCTATCGAAAGAAGGTGAATCTGGTAAAAGTAGTGTAACATTTTCTACGAACTCTATAGCCACTTGTCTACTCCAATGTCGGGCATTATCTTGTATATAGTAAAACCTATCAAGCTACATTAACTTAATTGTATGCTTGTTCTTTTCTAGGATCGCCAATAGCATAATATTGATCCAGCATCCACTTGTGCATTATGTGGGGAACATATATGTCGGAAGCGCAGTACAGATTAAAATTTTGCTTTGCACATTCCGCAGACCAACCAAGGTCTTCGCCTTGGGGGTGCCAAGCATACCTGCAATTTTGATACACTACAGGATTCATCATTACTGCGGCCATAATAATATCTGCACGAAATGTTTCACCTATTTTGTAATCCGCAAGCATCCTTGTAGCCCTGTTGCCAGCCCCATCCATCCAAGTCATAACACTTGGAAACCTAATGTCCTTCTGATACATATAAGATAATGGTGATATAGCATCTATCCCATCTCTATTGAGCATGTGGTAGAGCTTCTCTAAAGTTTGCGGATCTTCTAAGAATAAATCTGAATCTAATGATAGATACTTTTCGGGCTTAACGCAGTTAACCCGCTCTAGGAGAGAGTTTCTCAACTCCACCATTTTATGGTATGCATCCTGCGTCCACGTTCTATGGCCGTCAGGATGCGTAGTATGGTTGATATCTTCTCTTATGGTAGCATCGAAGAAAGCAACCTCTGGATGATCTCTGTGCCATTGCCAAATTATTTCATGGGTATCGTCATCGTTAGGGCCCAACTCGAATATAAAACCGATATCCGATAATGGCATGGTTTGATTTTCTATGAATCTAAACCAGTCTTTTAAAACCCAAGCTCTTTGATAAATTGGGCTACCAATTAATATCTTCATAAACACCCGTCGAAAAGAAAGCTAACTAAAAGAGGAAACAACGACTGCCACTAGACTTCTTCTGAAGTCTTCTTGACTCTTACTACTTTTTTCTCTTCCGCTACAGCTTCAGCAGTTGCCTTAGGCAAGGTTGCGTCCCCTTCTTCGACTGAAACAGATTCGAGCAAATTTACCCTATCGCACAACTCGGAAATAATCTGTTCGGCGTACTCCAAGGCTAACCTTGTCTGCCCATTTGTTACTGCATTTTTAAAACCTACACTCTTATTAGAATTAAGAGTAAAACTTGGTCTACTGTTGTTCATGAAACCTCTATCGAATATTCTGCTGCTTATATTAACTTATTCCTCTATCATATCATCAATAAGGCTAGCGATCTCATTTATAAGATCAAAATTTTCTGATCTCCTTATATCTGGAGACGTTTTGGTGCCATACTGGTTCGCGGGCCTTATGATGTTGTCGGAACCTTTTCTATTATTTTTTGGTTCTGCACTCTTAGATGCACCAGTGGACAATCCGGAATTCGCATTTGGAGATATTGCCTCTAGATCCATCTCAGGCTTCATGCCCAGCTCAAGTCTACCTTCTGGCACCGTTTGTATACCAGCTAAAACTTTCTGTATGATATACGCGCCCTTCTTGACTTCAGTATCTGAATCTATTTCATTAAACTTGAAATAGCACCTATCTGACGTCCCGCCAAACTCTGGGTTGGTATACGGATCAAAACCGCCCTCCAAAAGCAATTCGTTGAATACATGAAGCCTCATAGCATCTTCGAACTTTCTCTGGTACTCCTTGATCTTGTCGTAAAGAGCGATGTCTAAGCGGTCTGTCATCGCTTGCGATGCATTGGATGTCATACCTAAATGGTGAGGATAAACACCGAGACCTATCGCTACGCGTTCCTTAAAATGATCTAGATATTTCGACGCATCTAGTGCATTACCATTAGCGCCAAGAACGTCCACATCATGCCTATTAGACATGATTAGTGCACCTTCAGACCTTAGTCCTTCTATCTCGTTGGCGGCCTTATCTAGCTCTTCGTCGGTCGCCGGCTGATCGTCTGTTCCAACCTTAAACTTGTATAGGGGGAACAATTCTCTATGGACGAGGTTCTGTATATCTTCCTCTATCTGCCTTAAGGCTATGATGTCATCCATAGCAGAAACCATAAATGGAGTTCCAAAAACTCTTCCCGGTTTCTTATCTGTAGATATGTGTATTACATCATCTGCGTTCCATCTTGGAGACTGATCCGTAGAACCGAGTCCAGTCATATCTGTTCTCTGTCTGTACCATAAGACTTTATTATTTTTGTTACGCATGATCTCTACGCGCTCTGTTGGAATTATATAGTAACCAATGACTGGATTTTTATTTTCGGGGGGATAGAGTCGCCCCGGGAAATACTCCTGTAAAGGGCCTCTGGATTTAGCTATGAATACATTGCCAAACTTCACCAGCTGGTCAGCTACATCGACCAAGAAATCCTGAAAAGACTTCTTCATAGCTACTTCCATAAAGTCTACCCTCTGGAGAAGGTATCCGCGTGCTACAGAGTTTTCCGAAACTATATTCCAACCCTCTTTCCAGAAAAGCTCTTTATATTTAGAGGTTGCCTGCTTAGCATAAGAGTCTGTATCTATAGCCTGTATAATCCTATCAAAGTCAAATGGCGGAAGCTCATAAGTGTCCCCAGTATAGGATCTCGTCGAAAAATTCTGGAAACCTAAAGCTAATGCGGCAACCCTGAAAGCCTTAGCTAGACCTTTTTGGTCGTCTAGGGGCAGTATTGATGCTACTTTTTTAGGGGTTTTACCAGGTGCATTCTGGAATGGCAGAAAATCGTTTAAGCGCATTAAAACTCCAACCTATAAAAAACGACTATAGTCATGTTAGTAACATAAACCAAATAAGCCTACACAAGTAGGCTTAAAATAATTAGAATAGATAAACCTATATAATTGTCATTCACCCTTCGTGCCACCTAGTACATTCCGGCTGATGACCATAGACTTTGTAACCTCAAGCCAAAAAATTACTTCAGGTACTTCTAATTCTGTTTCCCAAGTTACTGAATCTTCATCGATATTAATAATAATTTTTCCTATTTCATTTGACATTATTCACCTCCATTCATAGTTCATAAAATTTTTGCCACATATCAGGGTTAGCTGGTCTTTTCGCAAAATCGGATAGCATGACCTGCATAAAGTCTTTAACTTCAGCAGTCATATCTCCTTCAATTGGAAAATCTTTTGCATTTACGTCACCGCGGAGATATCTAGCAACCGGCATTTCTGGGTATGCTGACATTATAGCGGACTTCACCGAATTGTCGATACCAAGAAGATCCAAGGCCTGATGGCTTATCCTAGCAGACGCTTCACTATTATAGAATGGATCTTCATATACTAAAGCCCATTCTATAATTAACCTCATTAAATGACCAAGCGTTGGGGCAACCGCTTCCGGCCTTTCTAGCCAAGCTTTCTCCTGCAACTCAGAAGATTCTGGCCCATGAGTAGGAGTGTCATGCTCAACGATCTCGTTAAATGTGATATAGAAATAAGGCGCACAATCTACGAGTATATCAAAATTTCTGAGGTTAAAAATATTTTCTATAGCATCTGTTCCAAAAAGTTTTCCGTATTCAGGAGTCCAATCTATAGCTACCGGCCCCCATCCATGACTATCGCAACGAACCCTGTCTAGATTCCGAGCATAATCCGATATCTTGACAGCCTTACACAGTCTGAAGGAACCCGGGGTATCAATCGTCATGTCTAGATAGTTCATCAAATTTCCTTTCTAGATCGAGTAGTCTGTCACGTAGACTTTTTATCTCGGCTATAGCTATGACAGAAAGACGAGAATAAGCTATACCACAAGGTATCCCCTCTTCGTCGTACTCAACAACCTCAGGGAAGATTTCGGCTACTTCTTCAGCTATTAGGCCTATCCGCTCGCTATCATCCGTGTTGTGTTCTTTCTTATACTTATAAGATACTGGCCTCAGCCTTTCTATAGAATCCGAAACCTTTTCACTGCTGAGTGACTCTACGTTATCTTTAAATCTTATAGAAGAGTTATCTAACCAAGTACCAGGAGCAGAAGCATTACCGTTGTTTTTGAACGAATACAGTTGTGCGCCGCTGACTACGTATATGCTTACAGATGTGTAGCCAGCTAATTCGGCGGAATTTCCTGAAGAATTCCAATACAGATAATTCTCGCTGTTAAAGCCGCTCCTAAGATATAACGCCTGGCTACCCATGTTAACGGCTCCAGTGAATGTGCCTCCCGATCTGGCCATTGCAGCGTTGGCGGTTGTTGCGGCATTGTTCGCTGCTGTTTGTGCTGTTGCAGCATTAGTAACACCAAGCGAACCCCTATCATATGCTGTAGTATGTTTTCCGTCCACATAAAGCTTATTGGCTAACTGGGCATTAGTCGTAGGGGCGGAAACAGAGCCAGAAGGAGTTATCCATGCAGAACCGCTGTAAACCAGCATGTAGTCTGTATCTGTTTCATATATAAACTGACCCTCGTAAGGGTTTGCGGGCCTTGTAGCAGAAGTACATACGCCGGGTTTAAGTATTGAATTGGCTACAGCGTTAGATAGGGCCATTAACTAACTCTTTTCCCACTGAAAAAACAATTATACGAATGCATTGTACCACCGGTAATCCATATCTCAATGTAGTCGTTTTCACTAAGGCTAATTATGCCACTAGCTGAGTTTGCCATATATTGCTTTAGCGAATAACCCCTAGGGTAAGTTCCGAGAGTCATAGAACTGCCATTTTTCCTGAACTCATATGTGAATGCGGTGTTGTCAGCAGAGGCGCTGAGTAAGTTAATATTAAATTCATAGTAACCATCTGCGGGTGCCGTAAACCTGTTATTTGCACTACTCCATACATCGTCTGGGTCTGCGAACGTAACATTGAACGTGGCTTTATTGCCCGCAGTAACAGTAGAGCCAGCTTCATTCGCTACAGAGAAAAAAGGTCTACCCAATAAGTCGCGTAAATATGAATATTTTGTCTTAGCGCTATCTATGGGCATTAAACTTCTTTTTCCCATCCTGTTATAATTACATTTATTCCAGATCTATCTGCAATTCCGTATATAGCTTCTGCGGCAGTAAACACTAAAGAAGTATCAAATACTATAGTGTCATTGGCGGCAATTGGAAGGTTGTAGAAAAAACAATTAGCCGCAGTTACCGATGTCCCAATAGCTAACCTAAAGGTAGCATCCACCGAGTTTGTGTTAGTTATAGTAATTTGCTTTGTGACCCAAAGTCGGGATGCAGGAACCGTACCCACTACACTATTTGTGGTCCCCAGACTATATGGGCCAGCAAGTCTCTTTTCGTTTCTATCGCCTACTGCCATTTTATTCTTCTTCCAGTCCATTCACGAATGACTCATAATGCTCTAAGTTGCTGATTAGCCTAGCGTCTTCTGGGTCTATAGTAACGGCTATTTTCCCATAAGCCAAGCAATCTGAATTACCTAACCTGTAAGAAGCTATAGCGGCTAAATCATATGGTTTTGATCCCCAAGCATCTGCGTCACATATGTATTCTAGTGGTTTTTCTTGGATTGATATTGCCCGCAAAGCCGAAGAGAAACACTGTATCCATTCCGACTTCTCATAGTAATAATTCGCAAGGTCCACCCACGGCTCTCTTCTATCTGCTGCCTCAGAAGCTGCAGACAATAGCCAGTATTCGGCTTCTTCAGGTCTACATTTTGCTATTAGCCTTTTTGAAGCGGCTCTCTCTGGACCCCATAATGCTGTAGGTAAACTGAGGTGATGTTTAAGCTGATCATATGCCTTATCTAGCTCATTATAGTATACGAGCTCTCTACCATAGTAGAACGCTATACGATCATCCTTAGGATCTTCAAGTGCCGCAAGCTCTAGCATGGGGCCATATTGTGATCTACTTTTTTCTGAATCAGGGAAATGATGTATCTGTAGCCCTATCCAACTCTGCACTTCTGGTGATTCTGGAGTTTTTGTTAAAACCTCATGCACCGGATGCTTCCATCTATAACCATTCCTCGAATGTATTTTGTCTCCGCCATAAACAAGACCTTCGCTGCCATCTGGATTCCATGACCAAGTATATTTGTATCTTGGCCGTGTAACATTATCTTCTAGATCCTCCATATGTTCACGCCAACCATCGACCAAGACTTCGTCTGCGTCTAGCGAAATACAGTAATCTACATCTGAAGAGATTAATGACAAAGCCGTATTACGGGCCGTGTCGAATCTCCATGGGTTTACGCAGCCGACAAAAACTTTAATGCCGAGTTGTTCACAGACTTTAACTGTTTCATCTGTGGAGCCAGTATCAAAAACAAGCAACTCATCAGCATCTTTTGCTGAATGGTACCACCGTTCAATAAAGCTGCTTTCATTCTTCGCTATTGTATACACACAGATTTTCATACTATAGATGATACTACTTTATGGTAACTACAGTCAATTCCTAAACCATACCCGTAATTAATTAATCACGCATCGGCAAAAAAAGATGCAGTTAGATGGTGGACTTTGTTTTGATTCCTAGATTCCAACGTCTTCAATAGTAAAGTAAGCGGTTCGTGTGGCGTCAGCAAAGAAAAAAACATTTCCGGTACCAGCCGACCTGACGACGGAAACTTTTCTTGCCATTGTTGCCTTTCTTAATTACGCTGCTTCGTAAGTAAAATGATATCGAATAAGTGCATTGATCGCCCATATGCCCGTGGTAGAACTTACCGCTGCATTGTTAATAATCATTCTTGCTTTTGTATTTGTATCTTGAGACAAAACTAGTGTTCCAAAATAAGGTGATTGAACAGAATAATTTACAGTCCCTAATATATGATTACCGGTTGTTGAAACCTTAGGAGCAACTGGCAAACTAAGCATATAGTTACCTGTACCCGTAGTTGGTGCTGTTCCAGCTGCGTTAAGATATCCCCAGCCCATAACTGTTTTACCAATTTGTATATAAGAACCGTAAACCGCACCGGTACTTCCATAAGTAGGTTGTGGGCCGGTTACCGAAGTCAACGATGGACTCCAGGTAGTCCACGCGCCACCAACCCATGTAGGTGCTGAAGCACCATTTGACTGAAGGATTTGTCCGCTAGTTCCAGCAGCCGTATAAGCATTAGCAGTACCCGTACCATATGCCGCTCCACCAGCAGTAGCAGTGGCGGTTGAGTTAGTACCACCATTAGCGATAGGCAACGGTGTAGCAATCCATTTTGTATCATAGTCCGTGGCACTATTTTTCACAAGAAACTCGTTAGTTGCGCCACCTATAGCAACGCCACTCCCTGCCGCTCCAGTCGGTCCAGTTACAGTAGACGTGGCTCCCGTTGCACCTGTGGCGCCTGTGGGGCCTGTAACGGTCGATGCGGCTCCTGTGGGGCCCGTGGGGCCAGCGACTCCTTGCGCCCCCTGAGCTCCAACAGCAACTTCAACCCATTGCCCACTTACGTATTGTTTTATTACTGTCATTAAAACCTCTTTAGTTCGTGGTCAATCATGCGCTTAAATCTCCAATAGCCAACCAAGTGTTGGTTGCGCGTTTAATCAGAGTAACGGCAGACCATTGTGCTCTAGTCTTTAGACCAGGCGTTCCATTTATAGTTACGCCCACTGCCGGGGTGATGGTTGCTTGACCCGCGCCAGTCTGTGCTACATGGATCTGCGTTCCCACAGCATAAGCAACACTGCTATTTAAGGGAACAGTCAAGGTGAATGCTGTTGCGTAGTCGCATTCTACAAGTTTCTGCTCATCAGCTAGAACTAACGTGTAACTAGGGCCTGTTGGAGAGTTTGTCGTGAGTCGATAGGGGGCAAATAAGGATCCTGTAACGTTTGTATCTGCCCACAAAACCGCCGTGTCTACTGGGGCTGTTGCGGAAGTCACTATGCCCGCAGCCCCCGTGGGACCAGTCGGACCTGTCA